CCTCCAAGAAATCGAGTGATTTTTGAATATCTTTTTTTGCACCTGCCGCACCTGTTTTAATAGAAACAAAATCAAAATTATTTCCGTTAATCTGCGACATGGTTAAAGCATCAATTTCGCCTTCTAAAACTGTTATGTATTTACCTGACCCTCTACAAGTTTCTTGTCCAAACAATCCTGCTTCTTTTGGATTGCCTATCCATTGAAAATCTTTTGAGGGGTATCTTAATTTTTGTGCTACTAATTCTTTGCTATCATTATAATAATTAGCAATATGACAAGGACGTGCAAACCATGCACCTACTTGATAGTTATATTTTTTTACTGTGTCTAAATTAATTTTTCTTTTATTGAGAGGCAAGTGTTCGCCTTTAATAAAATTACTTTCTTGTTTTGTAATTGGTGTTAACTCCATTGTTGATTGTCCTTGTGTTGTTGTGTTACATGAAAAACAATAAGCATGTCCGTCAGAGTAAACAGAATTTGCATCTGAAGAATTGCAGTTGTCACATGATGTGTGATATAAAAATTCACTTTCGGTTTGGGTCATAAAATTTTTTAGGTAAGATATTTGGGGAAAGGGTAACTTCAGTCTCCCTCCATTACCCCATAAATACGAAACGCCCTTAGTTATTTCTAACTAAGAGCGTCTCAATCAACAATCGCTTGTACATCAAAAGACATACACGATTTGGAGTTAATTGCATTTCTGCAACCCACTACCTCAACTTTGTACTTTACTTTCAACCTTTTTACAAGTTCACGCAACGAAGCGTATTGTTTAATTGTAAAGTTTGTGTCGAGACTTGTTCCATCATCAGCTAAACCGCCGACTAAAGCTATCGCTATGGAATTTTGGTTAGTAATTAAAGGTTGGTTTATAGGTAATATAGCACCAGACATATCCTCTGGTCTTCCTTCTTCTATTGTACCATCTCTTTTAATTATAAAGTGAAACGCATTATGAAAGAAACCTTCTTTCCTATGCAACAAAGTTATATCCTTTGCATTTAAGTCTTCACTAGATTTTGTTTTAGTTGAATGAACAACAATGAAATCTGTTCTTGCTCTGTAATTATTATTCATTTAACCACTCCAACGGAATGTGTTTGTCAGCATATTTAAAACCATACTTTTCACACCACATGGCATACGTTGTAGAAGATTTTTTAGATATTTTGCTTCGTGAATTACTAAAGACAAATCTAATGTCTTTCTCTGGGTGTTGTTCTTTGACAAGACGCATTTTTTGTCTGTCTGCTGATGTAAACAATCCTTTTGTTTCTATAAATATATCTTGTTCTTTAAGGTAAAAGTCTGGGGTATAACTATGAGCTTTCTGAGGTTTAACATACGTTAATTTAACCTTCTCATATTCATACTTTACACTATTAGCGTCTAACTCTTGTGAGATAGCTATTTCTAGCCCAGACCTAAAACCATATTTAAGTCCTACTTGATTAGAAGTCAGTATTGCTCGGTTGTACTTCATTCTCAAATGTTTTGTCTACGTCTACTTCAGGTGCAACATAACCATCTTTAATTTCTTCAAAGCCATGCCCTTTTGCTCCTGCACCTGCTCCGCCTTCAACTAATTTAGTTATCTGCACTGCCTTTAATCTCAAACTCACACCTGCTCCTGCCATTGCAGTGTAGTAAGGTATCATGTCAGCAGAAACTTTCATTTCTGAGCCTGACCATACTTGCTCTTTCATAGGTGTGCCTTTGCTATCAAAAATTGGTATCTTGATGTCTATTACGTCACCAGACTTCATCATAATTTTTGCTTTAGCTTTGAATTTAAAGATTATGTTTCCAGTAGGTTTACCATCTACATATTCTTCATCAAAAGGCATGTTTGCTGTTTTGGGTTCTTTACCTTTAGATTTTTCTTTTGCCATTTCTAAAGATGTTTTCATCTCGCCTTTAATAGACTTGATAAGTGATTGTGCGTCTGACCCTTTAAGAATTAAGTTGGTCTTAAAGTGACCACCATTCTCTTTATCAAATTTAGTGTCAGGTGTGTTTAACCAACAATATTGTGATACACCTACAGGTGTTACTAATTTGTTGTATACTTGTTTACTCATATTTATCCTTTTATTGTTATTGTTCTCAGTGTTTTCTCCTAGACTGTTGATTGTCTAATAGTGCAGGTTTTATATTCCGCTCTCGTAACCATTCCGCTAGTGCATAGGATTAGGCAAAGAAATACTTACATTCGTGTAGTAAGCTCAAATCTAAGTCCCCATCTGTAGGTCTAGCAGGAAACCTAGCTGTCGCCTGTTCTTTCTTGTCATCTGGTATTAGTTGTAAAGCGTCCTTTTTAAACTCAGTAAGTAAATCTTGGGAGAATATACCTACAAAGGCTTCTCTTATACTTTCATTAAGTTTATCAACATCACAGGCATGGGTTGCAAAACTATCATGTACATTACAAAAGTTTTTTATACCTTTTTCATTTGCTATGTTTACAGTTCTAATCATACAAGCACTATCTAAACTATGTACATAGTTCGCCGCCGCCGCATTACGTTGTTTCATTTTATCAGTTTCATTAGTAGCCTCTCTTATTTGTGGCTGTATAACTTGACCCATTAAATGTGCGTCTACCCTTCTACTTTTCATTTCAGGATAGTATTGATAGACAGGAAAGCCAACTGGAGTATACCAATGCAACGGCACACTTTCTTTAGATACTACTTTTGCAATACCTTGTAAGAAATCCATTCCTTCTTTTGCAGATTTTAAGTTCTCCCCAATACTTTTCCAAATAATTTTAGACAAGTAAGTTGCAGGTTTAAACATATCATTAAAAGGGTGAGCTTCTCCTTTGTCTTTTCTTTTAGTTATATCTTCAACTACAAAGTCCGTACAAGCATATCTGGTACTTCCATAGGTAAGTGTCATTACAGGTCTTTTACATGTAGAACGCTTTACTCCATAGTCTAACCATTTATTAGCTAACTCGTCTCCTTTATCTGATAGTTCTTTTGTATTGATAATTACTTCATCTTTAACCAATCCATAAATATCTTGTGGTACATCACTAGGTACACAGTTTACTAATTTACCTGATACTTTATCTTTTAGTAATAAAGAATAGATTTGTAAGCCATTACAAGAACCATCAACATTGACAGGTATGTATGAGACAAACCCATCACCTTGTTTTGTGTATCTATTCCATTCATCACAAAATGCTAAAAATTGAAAAGCATTGTCTGCGTCTTCCCATTGTCTATTTCCAATAGGGTCTTCAGCACAATCTTTAATCCAATCAGCATTGTCATAAGTCCATTTTTCTCTATCTTCAAATGAGACTTTATCATTACCCCACATATTAGAACCATGTACTGCTAACCAAAAGACACCTTTATTCTCTTTAGTAATAGCTTTGCCTTGACTAAAATTAAGCAATGCTTTTGCACCATTGATAGACTGATAGTTAAGAAAAGCAGGGACACAATACGCTCTACCTCTAAAGTCTAATTGTAGTGGAAAATACAATGTAGCATAATCTTTGAATTGCTCTGCTAGATTTATAATTTTAGCATATAGCATTCTTTTAGAGGTCATTCGGTTGTTCTCTGTGTGGACTATGACGCTCTCCTTTTTGTACTTTTTGAGAGCCTCTGGGTTAGTGTTTATATCGTGTGGTTTCGTAGGGACTGGTTGGTTTTCTATAGGTGGCATACCTCCAATAGACAAAGACTTGTCCCAAGCATTCTGCATAACTTCAAGTATAAAATGATTTATCTTGTATGCAGTGCTTTGCATAAGATTGACTGCTTTTGTTACTTCAGGCATAGCACAGTTCTCTATCTCTTTATTAAACTTTTTACCTTTTTGTTTAACAAGGTCTAATTCTGGCATTTCTGTTGTCCAATAACCATGACCTGATATTTTGCCGTCAATGACGGATTTTGGAGGCATAACCATAGGCAGGTAGTCTGGGTTCAATAGCTCATTAAAAGCATTTCTATCATTTATCCATTTCTTAGTGCTTTCAGTCTGTCTAATAACTTTGTAAGTTTTGTGTTTTATCTGGTCAGTACCTATTTCAATCATACCTGTGCTTTCTACTAACAAGTCAATTAAAGCTATACCTACATGTAGCTTATCACTTGTTGACCATTGCTCCCAAGCCATGACATTATCTCGTTTAGCACTCTCTCTTAGCTTTCGTCTTTTATAAGCATAATTCCAAGACCTCTTATCTAAATCTCTTTTTGTTGTTTCGTACAATGCAGGATTTAATGTTTTAAAATTTTTAAGACTTATCTCAGTTTCAACACGACCACCTAAAGTTATAGCAGTAGATGTAAGATTTTGAGTTTGCGTAATACTATTAATAACATGTTTAGCTGTTATCAATGCTGTAATCTTTGGGTCTTCTATAAGGGAGATGTATTTGACAGCGATAGGAGTTTTCTTGCTGACATTTGATATGGAGTATTCTAACCATTCACCAATGGCTGTTGAGAGTTTACCAATAGCATTTGCTACAATAACTTTTCCGTAAGATGTGACGCTTTCCTCTTCACGTTCTATATGAGAGAGCCTCCTCTTATTTGTTCTAATCTTTCCACGTTTGGCACTTTCTTTTTCCATTTGTACTTGGTCTTGGTACGTTGGCATTATTTCTAATATTCTCATGTATTCTCCTGTTTGTTGATTGATGCAACTGCGGAATGACCTACAAATTAGGTTCACTCCTTTGCTATTTTAATTATGTTGTGATAGAGAATAGTCGTTGAGTTTACTTGTAAAAACAAACTGTTGGCAACGTGGCGGAATGGTTACGCAGAGGATTGCAAATCCTATTGCATCTATGCACACCTGAATACGCCATTATTACTAACATTGTCATTACTA